ACAAAAAAGACGACAAAAAAGAGTCTGCTGAAAAGAAAGACGAAGTAAAAGAAGAGTCTAAAGATGACAAGGAAAAAGAAGAAGGTTATATGAAAGCTTCTTATAAAAAAGAAGAATCAGATGCTGAGAAAAAAGACGAGAAGGTCAAAGAAGAAAAAGAAGATAAAAAAGAGATAGATGTAAAAGAACACGTTGACGCTCTTGTCGCTGGAGATGATTCTTTATCTGAAGAATTTAAAACTAAAGCTGCTACCGTATTTGAAGCTGCGATTAAATCTAAAGTAAAAGAAATCGCTGAAGAAATGCAGGCAGACTTTGATAAAAAATTAACCGAAGAAACTTCTAAATCTAAAGATGAGTTAGTAGAAAAAGTTGACTCTTACCTTGCTTATGTAGTGGAAGAGTGGATGAAAGAAAACGAACTTGCTTTAGAAAGAGGAATCAAAGGCGAAATCGCTGAGGACTTTATTGGTGGTTTGAAAAAACTATTTGAAGACCATTATATTGATGTCCCAGACGAAAAATACAATGTTTTAGAAGATCAAGCTTCTAAAATTGAGGAGTTAGAAAAGAAACTTAACGAATCAATTGAAAAGAATGTTGAATTATCTAAAGAGAACGGCGAACACAAAAGACAAGACATCATTGATGAGGCGTCTGCTGATTTAGCTGAAACTCAAAAAGAAAAATTTAACAAACTTGCTGAAGAAATTGACTATAAAGACGCAGAAGATTTTAAATCTAAAGTAGATACTATTAAAGAATCTTACTTTGGTAAAAAAGAATCGACTAGTGAGATAGATGATGTGGCGGCAGAGTCAAGTCAGGATAATCCTGATTTAACTAACGCAATGGCTGCTTATAGTGCCGCTATAAGTAAAACAAAAGACATTAAGTTGTCTAATTAAATATAGTAAATAGGGAGAAGATATGTACTTATCTGAACAATACGAAAAAAAATGGCAGCCTGTCCTAGAACACCCTGACTTACCAAAAGTTAAGGATTCTTACAGACGTGCCGTTACAGCTACTATCTTGGAGAACCAAGAAAGAGCTATGAAAGAAGACGCAGCTTTCTTATCTGAAAGTGCGCCTACAAATGCTACAGGTTCTGCTATTGCTAATTGGGATCCAATCCTAATTTCATTAGTAAGAAGAGCTATGCCTAACCTTATTGCTTACGATATTGCTGGTGTACAACCAATGACTGGTCCAACTGGCTTAATATTTGCAATGAGAAGTAGATACACTTCACAAACTGGAAACGAAGCGCTATTTGACGAAGCAGACACAGATTTCTCTAGTAGAAATGCTGCTGGTGACTCATCTCAAGGTGCTGACTCTGGTGCAACACCAACAGATCACGGTGGAACTAACCCAGCTGTTTTAAACGACGCTGCTGCTGGTACATCTGATTATAGTAGAGGTCAAGGTATGACAACTGCTAGTGCAGAAGCACTTGGTGATTCTTCAGGCAATCAGTTTGCTGAGATGGCTTTCTCAATTGAGAAATCTACGGTTACTGCTAGAAGCAGAGCTCTAAAAGCGGAATACACTATGGAACTTGCACAAGACTTAAAAGCAATCCACGGTTTAGACGCTGAAACTGAACTTGCAAACATCTTATCTGCTGAAATCTTAGCTGAGATCAATAGAGAAGTTGTAAGAACAATTTATATCAACGCAGAAAAAGGTGCTGCTGTTAACACAACTACAGCTGGTATCTTTGATTTAGACACAGACTCAAACGGAAGATGGTCAGTTGAAAGATTCAAAGGTCTTATGTTCCAATTAGAGAGAGATGCTAATAGAATTGCACAAAGAACAAGAAGAGGAAAAGGTAATATGATTATCTGTTCTGCTGATGTTGCTAGTGCTCTTCAAATGGCTGGTGTTTTAGATTACACTCCTGCATTAAACAACAATCTTTCAGTAGATGATACTGGTAATACTTTTGCTGGTACATTAAACGGAAGATACAAAGTGTACATTGATCCATACTCTGCTAATAGTGCTGCTAAGCAGTATTATGTTGTAGGTTACAAAGGTACTTCACCATATGACGCTGGTATATTCTACTGCCCATATGTACCTCTACAAATGGTAAGAGCAGTTGGAC